ATGGTTGTCTGGAGTATCGTTTGGATGATATTGATACTTGTCATCTCTGTCGCAGTTGTGATATACTACATAATGAGATATGATCACTTTTTTCCAAATGATTAAATATTTGGCAATACCATTAATATTAGTTGGATGTACAGCACCAGTTACAGATCCACCAGCTCATGCATGTAGTCCTCGTTTGGATGGTGGACTTACTATTTGTCCTGACCCAGATACTGTACTTGAACCAAAACCAAAACCTCTTATACGTAGAGAATCAGCACAAGGAGAAATAGATATATGGAATCCACATCATTTCATTCATATGGAACAGATGTTTATAAGAAATGCAAGAAGAAATGAAATAGAAAAGAATGCAACCACTCCTACTGATGCCATAAATAATGCACTACTAGAATTTAACCATGGCAGCAATGATACCCCCAAGTCGCAAGAGTTGTTACAACTTCCGAGTGACGGAAATAAATCGAGTAGTTGACGGTGACACAATTGATGTTACAATAGACTTAGGATTCGATCTCTACAAAAAAGAAAGAGTGAGAGTCGCTGGTGTTGATACACCAGAGAAACGTACAAGAGATTTAGAGGAGAAAGCACTTGGTATTGACGCAACTAACTGGCTTAAAGACAAGTTGGAAGGTGCTATTGACGGTGACGATGAGCTTACTATTAGGACTGAACTTGTTGGTGGCGTCGGTAAATACGGCCGTCTTCTTGGCTGGCTTTATATCGGGGATGCAACTGTGTCCCTTAACGAAGAAATGATTGGAGAAGGATATGCATGGCCATATGATGGTGGTACAAAACAAAAAGACTTAGAAGAACTAAGACAACTTCGGAGAGCTCGTGGAACACTCATTGAATAACGCCTTATGTTCAGAGTGCGATGCACACTGGATAGATGGACAACTATACTGGTCAAACGGAAAGGAGGGTTGCCCTCATGATCTTGCTGGTTTAGTATGTAATCAGATGTTCAAATACAAAAGTGGAGTGGTCAAGTGTATCAATCCATGTGTGGGTTCTGATAGTGGTCAAACATGGCAACACAGAACAGAACTAAATAACGAAGATAACCCTTAAAATTATGTTACAGAAAATCGTAAATGGAATCGCTATTGTTAGTGGTGTTGTATCTCTCGCCGTCGTGGGTACTGTTGGTTATGTATATGTACGGAAGGACGCAATCATCGAAAACGTTAAAGGCAAAGTAATGGAAGCAGTTCTTCCATCTATAGGTGGTTGTATTACTGATGCTATCCCTGACTTTACAGGCCCTGCTGCTCCACTACCAGATGCACCAGCAAAATCTATAATTCCAGAAGGAACTGGACTCGGTATTCCTAACTTCTAGATGTGGAACCAATAAATGAGATTGGTGTTCCTAACGTAACCATCCCTCAAGTTAAACAGAGTGATTGGATATATGGAATACCTTTCATTCCAAATAATAATCCACCAGTAACACTACAGATTGGTTTTCCGATTGTGGATATGCCTGGCTGCGTGAAGATGCATAAAGATAATCAAGACCATGTTACTCGTTTACCTTTTGATAAAGACCTTGTAAATCAAGATGAGAAAGGTTCAACGACATTATGCCCGCACGGTGAGTATCCATCATATGATGCGATGGATTATCAACCAGAAAATTTAATAGTTACCAGAGAAACTCCACCACCTCCTGTTGCACCTCCACCAGAAGTTGATCCACCAGAGATTCCTGATACTGGTGATATAGGTGGTAAGGAAGAGGTTCCTTGCCCAGGCCCTACAAATTTAAGAGTTGGTGATGTTACTCAATCAGGTGATGAGAGAGTAGTTGGTCATCAACTGAGTGCTGATGGTAAGGTCTGTGAGACATTATATGAACCTACTACACCCATTGAAAAATTTATTCCCTCTACAAATCAAGCAACATATGCACTCGCTATTGCAGTTATCGCAACAGCAGGTGCGACTGCGACACCTATTATATTGAGAATAGTTAAACCGATACTTACAAAGATTTGGAAAACAATACAAAAAAAGACAGGTAAAAAAGTTGATGTTCCTACCCGTGCAGAAATTCAAACAAATAAGTATCGTGAGAAGAAAGGATTGCCACCTTTAAAGAAAAAGAATTAGCAGTTCCAGCAAATAGTCTTTAACCATCTTTCAAAATTTACCATTCTAATCCAAATCCAATCCCAAACCATTGTATAGTATTGATTTATGTATAACCCAGCTAAATCAATCTGCTTGAATATTGGTGTAACTCTATAATCAAATTCTGCTTGAGGTCCAGTCTCATATTTTATTTCCTCATCACAAAACTCTTGACTTACTGCACCTTCTTTTACTAACTTTGCACACAATTCTCTTTTATCAAACATTTCATACTGTCTTTCTCTCCATCCAGTATAAACACCAGAAACATTACTGAATACAATTAAAGGCACTGCAAATGCGACTGTAAAATTAACATATGCTTTCTTTAATTTCTTAAACATTACATATAATCCCACATAAATGAGTTATCTCCATACTCATCTACATTCCATTCTTTGGTTTGTATGGGGTTTTCTTTAGTCCATACATCTCCACCATCCACAATTGGTGCCATATCATCGAAACCATCAGATACAAATCCAAAAGGTGCCATATCTTGTTCTATTTGATTCTTTTGCTCCTCATATATCCTTTTTCTTACATCATTATCAGTCATTTCTTTAAAGTAGTCCTGTGCAACTAACCAAGAAAATATAACTAAACACATTGCTAGATCATCATTACAACCCTCTTCTGCCATAAATGAGTTGTTTTTTTGAATAAAAGTAGTTAATTCTGATATGATTTCATAATCAGATACCAATAGTTTATCATCTTCAATTAAAGTTTTTAGATTTGAACAACCTAGTTTTTTAACTGCCTGAGACATTCTTACACCAAGTTGAGATTTTTTACCAGAAAAACCTGCTCCAACTATTTGTCCGTTTCTTCCTCTCATAGAACACATAAGAAGATTATCATATTCTAAATCAAAATGAAGAATACTTGCTACTTGATCTCCAATATCATTAACTTCTACCAATAAGAACGCACCATTATACGCTTTACCAATATCGGCAATGATATTTGGATATAACATAGGTTTAATTTCATTATTTCTATACTTACCAACTATTCTATAGGGGAATTTAGTTATATCATAAATGATAAACGCAGAATAATCATTACCGATTCCACGAGCAACGTCTACAGTTATGAGATAATTAGATTCTTTTTTGGGATGTTCATATATGTCTAAACCATTATGTCTCTTTATAGGATCATAATAAACAAGACTTTTTAACTTATCAGGTCTTATAAGAGTACCTACTGATCCTAGAAATTCGCATTCAAATTCAATTTTAAATTGTTGTTCTGAAGTATTTGCTATTGTTTGCTCCTTCCATGCATCATCTCTACCTGGAACTTCAGACCAATGAACTTCTGTTGGCACATATTCATTTTTACCTTGTTCTGAATCATGCCACATACGATAAAAATGATTCATACCTTTAGGGGTAGAAACTATAATAACCTTTGTACTTTGTCCAGATGTAATAGTAGGATATACAGATGCAAAGAAATCATCTGCAATATGATTCGGTATAAATGCAAATTCGTCTAAGAATATAACGTTGTAAGATCCACCACGAACAGCAGATGATGATGTAGAGTTTGCTGATATTTTTGATCCATTCTCTAATTCTAAGGAACCTTTGTTCCAAGATATGATACCTTGTTGCATCCAAGTAGGTAAATTTTCATAAGCAAGTTGCAATCTGCCTAATAAATCTCTGGCAGTTGATGCTTTGTTTGCTAATATTGCAACATTAACATTATCGTTGAATACTGCATAATGAAGTAAATATGATACACAAGTAGTAGATTTACCTGTCTGCCGAGGCATTTTACAGATATTAAATCTATTATCGTGAAAATTTTCTAGTAACTTCTGTTGAAATGGATATAACTTAAATGGTTGCAATCCATGATCAAGAGTTACTATTTTTATATAATTAACTGCAAAATATACGGGATCTTCCCTACACTTTATAAATTCTACAATTTGCTCTTCAGTGAAGTTAATAGGAGTATTCGCTTTTTTCAGATTTGGATTACCCAAATATACATTATCATTCATAGTATCTCCTATGTCATATCATTAGGTAAATGTTTTACTTCTTTTTTAGGAAGTAAACCATTAGTATGTTTATCGTGCTCTATGGTTTGTTGTGCAAGATTTACCATTTTTTCCAAGTTTTGAATCCTTTTTTCAAGGTTCTTCACTTTCGGGTCCAGTCCATCTTTGCCAGATTGTGTTTTCTTGTCCAAGTTTTTCTCTCCAGTCGTAATGCGATAACTGAAGTTTCTCACTTGCAAGAAGATCACTACCTATACCTTTTGAAGGTTTCAAAGGTTCAGGAGACACAACATCTATAAATTCTGCGTAATGTTCACCATTAGCATCTTCTATCGAAACAGAATCTTGCATATAACTGGATGCGGAATCCAATTTATCAGTTGATGTTGTTATTTTGCCTTGAACCCATGCAGGTATATCTTTTTCCTTCTTGCCTAATGCTTTTTTAAGTTTGGCGATGTTTCGTTCAGTTTTGGATAACTGTTTATGTGCCATTGAAACTTCGTGATCCTTTTTCTCCTTTTCTTCGGAGACATCTTTTTTGACTAAAAATCCATCGGGTTGTACCATATGTCCCTCTGGAATTGGCTTACATTTTTCATCGGTATTACAATAGTAATATCCTTTTTTACAGGACTTCATTT